CTTCAGGCGGCCAAATGTGATGCTGTCCAGATAAGCGCAGGCTTCCCGCACGGCGGGCATCCACTGCCCCTGGGTGGTGATCAGAGTGCCGCAGTAGGTGCCCTGATAGTCGGTAAAATCAGCATACATGGCAGCCCCCTTACTTGGATGCAGGCAGGGTGACGGCAACCGGCACGGCGGCTGCGGCAACCGTTACAGTGCCGGTCTGCGGGCGGTAACCGTCTGCCTTGACGCTGTAGGGATATTCACCGGCGCGCAGGTGGAACACGGCGGTGCCGTCAGTGCCGGTCAGGCGGATGGAGCCGTTCACATTGACAGCTGCACCGGCAATGGCGTTGGGGGAGCTTTCGGCATTATCCTTGACGGTAAAGGTCACAGTCTGGTCGGTGTAGGCGGTCGCGGCGTCAATGTAGGCAAAGGGCACGTTGACGCGGTTCTCGTTCATGCGGGTGGCGGGGTTCGGCATAGCCCAGCCCATGCGGAAGGTAACGCGCAGGGCAATCATGTCCTGCTGGGCCAGGTTGAAGATGATGTCCTTGGTGCTGGGGTCCTGGATCACGGCCTGGTCCAGGATCTTGACGTCCACATCCTGGCGGATGGCGTACACCAGCTGCTTGAAGTTGCCGGCCACCATGCGGGCAACGCTGGTATCAAAGCTGCCGTTCTCCGGGAAGTAGATCGGCGCGCCGTCCAGGGCATAGGGAGTGGTGCCCTGCATATCGCTCTTGTACAGGGGGTGGCCGTTGGTGTCCTTGATGCCGCGCAGGGACGCTTTGGCACCCATGGCAGCCACAACGCCGTCCACGGTGTAGCCTGCATCCTCCACCTTGGCAAACAGGCCGTTTTCGCCCAGCAGGGAATCATAGGTAATGCCGCCGGAAACGTTGTTGCCGGCCTGGCGGGCAACGGTGATAATGTCGTTCTGCCACTCTGCCGGGCGGTTGATGCCGAACAGAATGGCCTGGTCCACCCGCAGGCCGATGGCTTCGTTGACGCGCGGGGTCACCTCGCCTAGGATGTCAAACTCAGCATCAGCCAGAACGGCTTCGGGGATGGGGACAATGACTGCCAGCTCACCGGCGGTCAGGTAGACGTTTTCCCACGCCTGGCGGGAAGTCTGCTTATAGCCGGTATCGCCGTTGACCCAGTAGGCCAGCGGCAGCATGGAAAGCACCGGAATGCGGGTCTGCTTGCTGGTCATGTTGGGCAGCTTGCGGCCCAGCTGCATCACAACGCTCTGCTTGGGGGCATCCTGAAAAATGGTGCTGACGACCTGCTCACGAATCAGGGCTTCAGCGCGGGAACGATCAATAACATTGGGCATGGGGTATTCTCCTTTCATTTGCCAAACGCGGCACGGATCGCTGCGTTTGCTTCTTCGCGGCCGGTGGCAGCTGCCGGGGTGCCGGTAGCGCTTGCCACAATACGCGCGGGCTTGGTATCGGCGGCAAATGCGCCGGGGTCATTTTCGCGGTAGGTCTTTACAAAGTCGTCAAAGCCCAGCAGGCTGTCCCCCTGCAGGGGCAGGTTCTTGGCGGCCAGGTCGGCCATAAATGCTTTTTTTGCGCTTGCGCTGGTAAAGTGCAGCCCGGCAGCTGCATTCTGGGCGGCATAGCCTGCCTGCAGCTCGGCCACTTTTGCGTCAGCAGCTTTCTGGGCGTCGGCGGCTTTCTGCTGCCAGTCGGGGTCGTAGCCTTTCAGCTTGGTGTTGGCTTCGTCCAGCTGGGTGCGGATGGCATCACGCTCGGCTTTGGCCGTTTCGGCGGCCTGCTTTTCGCGGTTCACGTCCGCGCCGTTCATGGCGAACACGCGCTGCACCTGCTCATCATTCAGGCCAAGGGCTTTGAGTTCTTCGGTTTTCATGGGTGTTACCTCCTGTGTAGGGTGTCAGATAGGCGTTTTTAGGTGGTTGCCGTCACCGTCTGTGCGGCTGTTTCAGCCCTGCCGCAGCCGGGCAAAAGGGTATAAAAAGTGCCCGCGTGCCCCTCATGCAGGGCAGGCAGGCATGAAAAAACCACGGCGCAGAATTTGCATCGTGGTTTCAATAATTTGTTGGCGCGGCCATTACGGCACAATTTCCACGCTGGGCAAAACGTCCGTGTAAAAACACAGCCGGTACTGGCGCGGGCAGATGTAATTCATTTTGAACTGTTCCGGGCTGATCAACACGGTCAAAATGGCAAGCATCAAAACAAGCAGCTTCTTCATTGCGTTCTCCTAAAAATGGGCATGAAAAAACCACGGTGCGCGTGCATCGTGGTTGAATGTTTAGGGGTTATTCAGGCAGTTCACCCAGTTTTTTCAGAATGTCGTAATATCCGCGCGCAGCCAGCTGAGAAGGTGGGGTGTTTCCGTCAAGCACAATATAACCTTCAGGCTCATCATACTGCGGGTCAATCGGGTGCTCTTTGAGATAGTTTTTCATATACTCAATCTTTTCCGGCGTAATAATGCACGCCATATTGCTGCACCTCCTCAAAAAATGCGTTCATGAGATTCCAAACTTGCTCATTAGTTTTTGCTTTGTCTGCGGCATCACTCAATTCTGACGCGGCCAACTGAAGAGCTATTTCATTGGTATTTGCAGTACGCTCGATTGCAAAAATGTTTCCGTCATTGCCCACCGCAGTAAGCAGCTTGAGTGATGTATGTTTAGCAAAGGCGCGTAAATCATCAGGTGAAAATGTCAGCCCGCTGGGGTGCGAGTGCATTACAATGCAGTCAACATTTGGAACCTTGATCTTTACAGGCGTTCCCGGTTCAGAACTTTCCTTGTAACCGCCCAGCGGCTGCATATCCAGCCCATAGCAGCGGGCCTTTTCTACGCCAAGCGGAACCTTTCGGGCTTCCAGCAGCAGCTTCTTGTGCGCGTTTGCCAGCGCACGGCTGCCCGCGGCGTCCAGCGTCTCACAGGCAAATGGCTGAATGTGCTGAATGCTCTGGATGGTAATCTCCTTGTACCCCAGGTTGATTTCTTTCAGTGTAGCATTGTTTTGGGCGGATTGCAAGGCACTTGCCGCCGCATCCGCCTGTTTCGCTTCCCTTTGCCCAAAGCCCGGCATCTCCGTCCTTGCGCCGTCCAGCCTCTCCCCGGTTTCTGCCAGGAAAGCACTCAGCTGCTGCCGGGCGGTTTTCAGCTTGGCGGCGCTCTGGCTGGCATCCACCCCGGCGGCTGTTTCGGCCAGGTAACGGCGCTTGTACTTGCGCACCCTGCGTTCCAGCGCCCGCTGCATCTGGGTGATCTCGTACCGGGTGTACAGCCCGCCGCCGTAGGGAATATTGCGGGCATCCAGCTCAGCCAGGCGTTCATCCGTGTAATTGCGGACAGATACGCCGGGATAGAACGGGTAAAAGTTGTGGCGGCAGTTCCAGCCGCACAGGCCGGGGCCGGTGCCGTAACCGGTGGCGGCTTCAAAATCCTCGTACCGCTCACCGTCCTGCACCACAGCGCCGCCGCGGTGGTAGACCCTGCCCTGCCACACCGCATGGGTGGGGCGGGCACCTTCGTGGGCGGTCACTTCCACAAACTCGCAGTCCATCTCTTCCATGCGGGACAGTTGCAATTTCGCACAGGTCTGGTTTACGCCGGTCAGCACCGCCCGGCGGGCGGCCACTTCCAGCGCGTCAGTGTGGCCGCTGGGGTAGGTGATGTACGGCATGGTGTCCGCCAGATCGTCAACCGCGCGGCGGATGGCCGTGCTGTAATCCATGGCCCCGGTGCTGACCAGCCCCCACGCGCGGGAAAGCCGGTCCTCAAACGCGCCGGTCACGGTGTTGGCGGTGGTGGCCGTCAGGTTCTGCCAGGTGCCGCAGGTCTGGCGGTACCCGGCATTCAGCAGGTTCAGCAGGGCAGGGGACTGGTTGACCGGCGGCGGGTCCAGCCCGGCAGCCGTATAAACGGCATCGTCCGCGGCCAGGGTCTGTGCCCCGGCGGTTTCCAGCAGCCGCTTGATCTCCGCCCGGCTTTTGCCGGTGTACCTGGCCAGGGTGGCGGCGGCATTGCTGCGCACCGCGCGGGTTTCGGCCAGCCGCCATGCCTGCCATATGGCCGTTGGGGTCAGCGGGTCCAGCTCGCCCAGGCTTTTCATGCGCCGGGCAATGTCCTGCAAAATGTCATCTTCCACCTGCTGCCACAGCTGCACAAAACGGCGGGGCAGGGCTTCCAGCTGGTCAGGGGTCAGCATGGGGCATCACCTCACGGGGCAAAGGTCAGGGCTTCGTCGGCGGTGTTCTCGGCGCTGGTTTCAGCCGCGATCTGGGCGGCTTCCTCCTGGCTGTAGCCCTCAAACTCGGTCAGGTAGCGCTGCATGGGGAACTTGCCCGCCTGCACATACTGCCAGAACAGCTGCTTGCGCTCGCCGGGGTCATTCACGATGCTGTCGTCCCAGTTGTACACGGCGGCGTAGCTGCCTGCGGGGGCCAGCTGGTACAGGTCGGCATAGGCGTTCATGGCGTACAGCAGGTCATCCAGCGTCACCTGCAGCGCGTGCTGGATGCTTTTCACGGTGGAGTAGCTGCGCTGCTTGCTGGCCATGATCTCGGTGGCTGTCTTGTCCACGTTCTGGGGGTCGCTCAGGGTGCCATA